ATCATTGTTAATGAACCTGCTACTGATTGTAACGGTCCTGCCATGGCTGTTAAGTTCTGTAGATCTTCTATAATTCCTCCACCTGTAAATAATGAAGTAAGTCCTGACATTAAACTTCCACCTGCTAAAGCAGCAGCAAAGAATGCTAATCCTCCAGCAGCTGCCATTAAACCTATTCCAGCCATAATTAAACCAGGTCCCATTACAGCTAACATTGAAAGTTTATCTACTACTCCTTGTATATCTGCTCCAGCCATTATACCAAATGCTGCTGCGGCAGGTATTAAAGCTAAACCTAATACTGCTAATGCAGCGGCTCCAGCCATTATAAATGGAGCTACAAGTCCTAGCCCTGCTGTAGCTAATGCTAATAAAGGTAACGCAATTGAGAATGCAATTATTGAACCTGTATCTACTCCTTTTAGTAAACTGAAAGCATATGCAGCTGGTATTAATGCTAATGCTAATATCCCTATTGCGAATGCTCCAGCTATTACCATCGGTCCTGTCATTCCCATAAGGGCGGCAGCTGCTCCTAAAGCTATTAAACTTCCTGTCATAGCCATTATCGACATTGGATCTACTGATCCTAAAAGGCTAAAAGCGTAAGCCGCTGGTATTAAAGCTAATGCTAATATACCTAAAGCTAGAGCTCCCATTATTATCTGTCCTCCTAAATTACCCATTAAAGCGGCGGCAATACCTAAAGCTATTAAACTCCCTGATAAAGCTAACACTGACATTGGATCTACACCTGCCATAAGGCTAAATGCGTATGCTGCCGGTATCAAGGCAACCCCAGCTATGCCCATTGCAATAGCTCCTTTAATTGCGTCATTTCCTAACTTACCTACTAATGCTAACGATGCTCCAAAGATTCCTATAGATGTAGCAAATGCTAACATAGAAACCGGATCAACACCGTCCACCATTTTGAGAGCTAATGCAAATGAACCGCCTAAAGCTAGACCGGCAATTCCTATAGCTAATGCACCTTTTACTACATCACCAAATTGTTTACCAATTGATGCTAATCCATCACCTAATGATTTTAAAAATCCTCCCGGTCCTTCTCCTTCTGCACCTTTAGTCTTACCGGCTAAATCTCCTGTTTGAGCTGCAGCTTTACCTGTCATACCATTTTTTGCTTTACCAGCTACGTCTGCGGCTTTATCCGCCCCTGGTGCTTTAGCGAATCTACCTTTTGCATCTCTAAACCTACCTGCAGCGTCTTTTGTTACGTCTGCACCTTTATCTTTTACCGTGTCAGCTAATTTACCTGCTCCTGACATTCCTCCTTTAAAAGCGTCTTTAATCCCTGATCCCCAGCTCTTAACTGAGTCCATCATTCCACTAAAAGAGAATTTCATTCCTTTTAATGAGTCCATAAACTTCATAGCTCCTGATGTTGCGGACCCAAAGAAACTTGCTATCTTACCTGCAGCCATTACAGCTACAATACCTATAATTAAAGGTTTTATAATACCTAATGTATCTAAAAACTTAACAGCATATCCTACAATACCTCCTAATATTTGAATAGCAGGGGCTATAATACCGACAATGTCTCCTATTATACTTAAAAGAGGTGCAAATGCTTGTGCAAGTTTATCAACAGATTTTTGAAGCTGTTCTTGAATTTCTGCTCTTTTCATATCTTCTGCTCGAACACCGGCAGCTGCTTCAGCTTGTTCCTCTGTCAATCCTACTTCAAGAGCTTTATTATATGCTATCTTCCCTAATTCATCTCTAGTCATACCTAATGCAGCGGCATATGATTCTTGTTGAATACGGTTCATATTACCGAATTCGTTAATATCTGCTGCATTTTTAAATAACTCATTTCCTAATCCGGCTAAGTCGTTACTTAAAGCTAACTCTCTAGCTTTGTTTAGGTTTAAATCTTTTCCTATTAATAACTCAGCTTCCATTTCTTTTGAAATAGAATCTTCAAAATCTAAAAGGGAGCTTGCTATCTTATCTAACTGTCCTAACTCCATTCCAAGTCTACGGGCTGCTGAAGCGGCTTTGGCAAGGGCGGCAGGATTTCCTCCTAAAGAGGCTTTTATACCGTCTGATGCTTTTGCTACATCTTTTAAGACTTGATTTTGATTAACTGCAGATCTATTTGCTTTATTAAAGGCACTTGTCTGATCTACTATACTATCGACTGTTTTATCGATATCGCCGCTAGTAGTCTGGGCCATTATTGCAAGACCTCCTGCTTCGTCAGCAGCAAGTCCCATTGTATTTTTTAATTCAGCTGCTCCTGCTATAACTTGAGGTGAGAATATGTTTTGAGCACTCATACCAGTCTGCTTTGTAAGCTCAGCTATTGTCTGTAGGTAGTCTACCGAAGTAGCATATCTAAAGTTTGCTCCTGCTATTGCATCTGAATTCTGACCTGTTAATCGTTGTACTTCTGTGCTTGCTTTATCTACTTTAAAGAAAGCGTCTACTATCTTCAATATTATAGATAAAGGATCTAATAATGCTGCTCCAAAACCTTTTGCTAGAGGCCCTAAGCCTGACATTAATACTGATAATTTACCGCCTTTTTGTGCTCCGGATTGAATTGCTGTAGCAGTATCCTTCATCCTATCTTTAGCTTCTTTAACAGCATCGCCGAATCTTCCACCGCTGATTCCTAACTTCCCCATCAACCCTTCCATTCCACCTATAACCGCGCCTCCAACTCCTAAGAGTTTATTAACTTCTTTTTGCTTTTCTTTTACTTCTTCTATCTTTCCTGCAATACTACTAATTGCACTTCCTTGATCTATGTAGTTAGATAAAGCTGCTTTTTGTTCTGCGGTAAGGTTCTCCGCCATGTTAACCATGTCTAGTGCAAGATCTAAGTTACCTCCCATAAGGTTCCCTACTCCGCCTAATTCCTCTATAAACTCTTGAATCTGCTTTACATTATTTTGAGCAGCTTCTGATAAATCCTCTCCGTTAAGTAGCCTTTGCGATTCATCATCAAGTATCTTTTTATTATCTTTTAGTCTTTGAGCTAAGTCGTCTAACTGTTTTACAGATAGATCCCTTATACCCTGTTCTTCCATTTTAAGTTCTTCTGCAATAGAGGTTATTTTTTTCATAGAGCCTCTAATCTTCTGCAATGCCCCTGGCTGGTTTTTAAATTCCGAAGAGATTGCTCTTACTTGATCATAAAGACTTGTTGCAGTATTATCAATTTCACCGAATTGGGATTGTACCCCTCTCAGTTCATTGCGCAAACTTTGCATATTTTGTACAGCATCAGCTGGCGTTAAGGTTAACGGTTGCTGATTCATTCTAGCTCTCAAGGTATTAATCTCTTGTAAGAGTCTTCTTGCTTCTTCTAACTGTGTATTATCGTTTGCGGCCATTTACTGGATGTACTTATATCATATAAATAGGTAAAGCTCGCTTTATGGGCGAGCCTTAGTACTATAAGAAGGTTTTCTTACTGAAGGTCCTCTAGGAGCTGATTTGCTTGGTGCTTTGCTCTTAGACTTATTCATAGCCTCTTGTTCTTTTTCAAAGTATTCACTTAGTTTCTGATAGGTAAAATTACGTAGCCATATAGGCATTGCATATACAGTATCATGATCGTATCCACCTTTTCCGTGAAATACTATTTCGTGTATCTGATTAAAAATCTGTACCCTATATGTTGGCGTCAGGCCAAAGAAAGCTTACTCCAATCGGAATGTCAACCCCTCCTTCTGGTCCATTTTCTGGATAAAATTTCAAATCTACATCTGGTTGGAACTCTGAGATATATTTTCTAAATGCACGGGAATCTCTTGCTAAAAAATGATTATCTACGAAATCTCTAATACTCTTTGTATCGGTAGCTCCGTTAACAGAAAGAATCATGTGCTTTAATCTAGTAGATAAGTCTGGGGAAGACTCTTTTTGTATCTTTTTAAGACCTTTTATCTCTTGTTGAATCTTCTGCTCATCACCGTGAGTGAGTAACTTAAAGGTAATCTTGTTACCTGTAGACGGTAATTCAAAAGCAAATTCATTTACCCTATCTTGAAATAAGCTTTCATCGAAAACTTTATTTTCAATTAAGGATAAGTCTACTATTTCAGCCTGTCCTTGATAGTTAAATTCGTAGTCTTTACCGTACCCTAGTACTCTTGCTGCAATTAAGATAGCATTCTTGTCTCCTACTAAAAGATCATCATAGTTAAACTTGGTTACAATCAAAGACTGTAATAACTTGTCAATTACAACTCCTCTTTCGATAAAGCCTTGGTTAGTAAGAATGTCTTCTTCTTTAGCTGTCATGTACTTCATTTCTACTGTACCTGATGCTAGGGGATGCTCTTCCGGATATAGTAATCCTTTCGAAGGCAAGTCTACAATTTCTGTAGGGAATTTTTGTGTTTGATCCATAAATTTTATTTTAAATAACGTTATTTCATATAAATATATGAAAAATAACTTTTATAAACAACAAAAAACCCGGAAATATTTCTCCGGGCTCTTTTTATATATATTACAGGCAGATTAGTAGTTAAGTACGCAGTAGTCCATCGCTACAGTGATTGTTAATTCAACACCATCGCTAGTTGACCAGTCCAAAGAACCTTGGGCCATGTTTACGATGAATGCTCCTTTAACGATCCACTCTGATACGATATCACCTACTGGTCCTAAAAGATTCAAAGTTAAATCTTTCTTGTAGAAATCTGAATAACCAGCTCTACCGGTTACTGACTCGTAAGATTGACGTGCCCAGTCCATTACTGCTTGTGCACCTGATGGGTTAATTGGATCGTACAATGTCATATCCATGTTTTCCCAGTTTCTCTTTCCACGAATCTTTCTATAAGAGTTGATGTGATCTAATTTGATCTCCTCATCTGTGAAAGATGGAGCAGTTACTGCTTTAACCATGAATGATGGTATAGCGTCACTGTATAGGATGAATCTATTCTGTACCTTCGGTTCGAAGGCTCTGAACATAATTTCGTTAGAATCTAATACTGCCATTTTATTATCTGTTTTATATAAATATCAATTATTTTAATTAAGCTACAAATGTTGCTCCTGTTGGTTCAATTGTGAAATCAAGTACTACGAATTCTGCAGTCTTAGCTGGTTGGATAAAGATCTGACCTACTATCTGATTTCTGTCTACGATATCAGCTGTATTGTTAGAATCATCCATTACTACTCTGTAAGCATATAATCCTTGACGTTGAACTACTGATTCTAAGTAAGGGTTAACTATTGCTAAGAATTTGTTTCTTGTAGCGATTGTATTTTGTTCGAATACTAAGTTGTTAGCTTGACCTCCAATGAAGCGTTTCAATTCGATTAATAAACGGCGAACGTTTACTCTATCTAAAGCTGAAGCTTTCTTCTGTAAAGTCTTCTGACCATATACTGCAATACCTTGTCCAGGGAATGTAGCAATTGGGTTAACATTAGAACGATATAGTAAATCACGTTGCTCACGGCTTACTTTACGCTCTGCTTGTATTACGTTAGGAATACCTCCTTTAACTAAACCTGCTGG